CTGCTAAGATTTTTACCAGTCTTTTGCATATTGCCACCAAGTTTCTTCAAGAATGAAGATGTTTTTCGCATCCCACTCATAAATTGCTTGTCGTTCAGAAGTATTTTAATACTTAATGTTTTCTCAGCCATTGTCTTTATTTAGCAATTCATATTTCTTTTTAACATATTCTGCTCTTTTTCTTTGTTTGTTGATGTCGGTTTTTCTTTTCTTTTTCTCCCAATCAAACTTAACAAGTTTCTGGGGAGTTAGGTTTTGTCCTTTCTTTGTATGTGGTTGTAAATTAACACAAGCCAACCATCGCACTCGTTCCCACTCTTGACGCTGCTCTAATTCAAATCGGTCATTAATACCTTTTTGAGTACATAGAAACTCGTGAAAAGTTAGATTCCAAAAGTCATTAGGTAATAAACCGAGACCATAAGCAACAGCCTCTAACTTATCCCAACTTACTTCTTCTTCTTTGCCACTTTCTTCGTGGCTTTGTCGTTTCCCTCCGTTTCAAATTTAGCAGAGAATTGCTCAGAAAATACTTCTAAAACTTTATTCAAAGCATCAAAATCCTCGTCTAGCAAGTCAGCGACATCATCAACATTTAAAGAACATTCTTGACCACTCACTCTTGAGCCGTCTTTTATTCCGTTTAGGATTAGATAACAAGCATCATCTAAGCTCATACCCTCTCCTAGCTTATCTAAGTCAGCTAAACTTCTTCCAGTATCCTTACAGAATAACCTCAACGAGTTCATTCCAAATCTTACTGGGTAATCCTTTCCATTTATTATTACTACTTCGTACATATCTTGTTGGTTTTAAATTGCTAGTTGGGAGACGTGCCGTAGCACAATCCCCAACCAACAAAGAAATTATTAAATAGTGTTCTGAGTTAAAGCACCACTTCCCTCTATCGAAACAGAGTAAGTTGGAGCATCTTCTGTTCCAGCAGAATACTCCATACTAGTAATAAAACCAGAGCCACTATAAGTATAGTCTCCAGAAGCTGGAGAAGATAAACCAAAAACAAAAGTAACTGATGTTCTAGCCATTGCTTGAGTAAATAGCTCATCTGGCTCTGTGTCTCCAGCTACTCCAGCGAAGTCCATAAGACCATCAGCCGAAAGACTGAAAGACTTTTGTCCTCCTAATAAATCTCTAAATCCCGAACTATCCTTAGTCGAGATGTCTATCGTATCAACATTGATTGATAACGATACTGTCTGCGAGTGCATTAGTTTTGCATTCGCACCACCATCACTAGGACTTACAGTAAGCACTAGGTCTGTTCCTCTAAAAATTGCCATAATATTTTATTTTTATAATTTATAATTAGCTAATATCTAAATCCTTTGAAGTTTCCTTCTTTTTAGACTTTTTCTTTGTTGTGTCTATTGCATTGTTGTGTCTGAGAAAGTTGAAGACTGTTCTAACTACTTCGTAAGATTCGCCCTCTTTGTATTCTACTCCTCTACATTCAATGTCTTTTTTTATCTTTACTTTATACATATCTATAAATTTATGTTAAATCTGTAATCTTGTGCTATTCCGTAAAATCCTTGCTGACCAGCAGAATCGTCAAATAATTCATTTTGATTTTGAAAAAATATACCAGAAACCTCTACACCTTGAAATGTGCCACTAACATAGTCTAAAGCAGTTCTTAATTTTCCAGATAATGTTATTAAATTAGAATAGCTTGTACTATATAAGTTTATTTGCACAGTAACATAATCATATGTACTAGGACCATTCTTTGTATTGTTTGGCTCTTGTGATACTATTTGATAAGTAATGTATGGTAGTAGTACATCTTTTGGAAAGTCAAAACGACTTGGAAAGATTCTAGGGTCTGTGCCTACATCAGATATTATAGCTAACACGGCTGCATTATTTGTTAAGATGTCGAATATTGCTTTACCTACTGTCATTACTTCATTTTTTTAGCAAATCGTTTTTCTATAATAGTTTTCAGTTTTGAGATTACACTATCCATAACTTGTTGACCTTTTGCTCTTGCAGTCTTGTCTAGCATTCTTAAAGCTGGAGCATTGTAATAACCATACTCGTGAAAGAAAAAGTAAAATCCAGTCTTATTAGCAGATGAAAAACTACCTTTCACTCTTGGTCCTACATATACGCTTGGCTTTCTTCCACCTTTAGTCTTACCATTAATAATACCTATTGACTTGACTAGCTGACCAGTTTTATCAGACTCAGCTCCTGGTCTTGTTGGTTTTATGTCGGTTTTTATATTCGTTCTAAGCTCACTTCTTAAAGGTGTTGCAGACTTTCTTAAAGCACTTCTAAGAGTAGTTCTTAGCTTAGTGTCTGAGCTAGGAAATAACCTATCCAAATCTTTTATGATTTGTTTTAATTCTTTTTCGTCTATTTGAGCTGATACTATCATTATACTGCTAAGTCTATTGAATTGGTTTCTAACAACGTGAGTATTAATTTATCTTTTCTTCCTACCTCTTTTATGCTTTTGATTGAATAAACAGTATTCCCAAAAGTTATAGCGAATTGTGGGCTTATTCCAATGTCTGTTCTATATCTAACTAGACATTCTATTGTTTGTTTGTTGATTAAAGCATCAGCATCATAAGTTGAATTGCCACTTTTAAAATCAAAGCTGCCAAAGATAGTTACAAAAGAGCTAGTATTTACCTCTCTTTCGCCATATGTATTATTAGTGAAAGTCCTTTTATAGAGCTTTAACTTTCTATCTAGTTTGCCTATTATCATAGTTCTAGCAATCTATAAGGAGTTAGTAAGTGGTCTACCATTAATGGTAGTTCATTCACTTGTGTACCCATAACAACATCTTGACGATTCTCATAGTAACGACCAACAATAATATATACAGCTTGTACTATTGCAGCTGGTACGTCACTAGCAGCACCACCAACTACAAACTCAACTTCAACTGCGTTTGGTCTTTCAAAAGTGTCTGGAAAATCTCCGTTTTCTGATTCATATATTCTTCCAGGTCTTATCTTTGTATCTACATCATAATTTGATGCTGCTAAAGTTTGTAATGAATTGCTGGTATCATAATACTTGATGTGAGTAACACTAGCAACCTCACCTACTTGTAAGTCAATGTAAGGAGGAAACTCATCATAGAAAATATTAAATGTTTGTGTAACTAATCTACGTCTAGTAAATTCCTCAACTACACCAGTTGCAACATTAATCAATGACGTGATATAGCTATCGTCATCATCATAGTCTGAGTCTATTCTTAAAAATGTCTTAGCTTCTGCTAATGATATTACAGTAGAAGTTGGACCAGTCTTTAGAACTAACTTACCATAAGGCACATAGTCAGTACCTCTTAATGTATTGAAGTTGTAGTTGTAGTATTCCATTTAAAAAAAATTAATGGAGGAAGTGTTTCCACTCCCTCCGTTAAAAAAATCAATTATGATGTTGTTTGTATTTCTACAAATGCAGTTCCATTATCAACAGCATTACCGTCAACTAATGAAGTAGCAATCATTCTACCAACACCAGATGCAGCGTTAGTGTATGGGTCAAACAGAACGTCTAAACCACCAAAGGTGGCTATGTGTACGCGTGAAAAATCTCCGAATAAAACAGAATCAAAGTTACTAGCTTTATTACCTACATTTGAAGATACAAAGCTAAAGTAAGAGTTGATAGTCTTATCTCTGTTATCATAGATTGGCGAAACAGAATCAACTTGAGCTAAAGTTTTAATAACTGCTAAAGCATCAGCGTTACAAAGATAAGCAAATCTACCACCTAATAAAGGAACATTGTTACCTAAAACTGTTGATTCCATTGCTAAAAGAGCAGCTTTATCCAGAGTAGCACCACCATCAGCAGCATCAGCTAAGATTGACTGTGGACCACCATCTGAGTTATCAGCAGCAGCTAATAAGTTTTTCTCTAATTGAGCAGCAACTGAAGCAGCCATATTTCTACGGATTGCAGCTTCTACACCAGCGTTTTGAGTCATAGCCTCAGCTGAAATATCAACTATAGAAATACATTTCTGAGGTGAAAGTGTTAAACTTGAAGCTGAACCAGCAGCAGAAACTGAGCCTCCAGTTTCGCCAACGAAAGTTGTACTAATACCACTTATAACTGGAAATTTCATATTTTTTACAGATGAGTAAAAATTTGCTCCAGCACTAGCTAGAACTAAGTTTGCTTGTAACTGGTCTGTAAAACTCATAGTCTCAACCTCGTTTACATTAGAAGTTGTGATTGCTCTTGCTTCTAATACAGAAGTTGGTATTGCTATACCTTTATACATTTGACCAGTATAACGAGCCTCGTTACGAGCCTCAGCATCCATTTCTTTTACTAAGCCTTCTAGCTTTCCTGAGTAAGCAGCTTTCATAGCATCTTGGAAAGAATACTCTCTAACTTCTTTTGGAGTGTTTTCTGTTACTTCTTTAACAGCTTTAGTAGCTTGAAGTTTTTCAAAAGACTCAGCTCTTACAGCCATCTTATTTAACTCCTCTACTTTTTCGTTTAAAGAATCAAAGCTTACTTGCTCATCAGATGACATATCACGACCTTCAGCAGAAGATACTAGACTTTCCATCTTTTCGATAACCTCAGCTCTTTCTTCTTTATAAAGTTTTGATGTTTTCATTTTATAGAAAATTAATATTAATATTTATTTTTTAAGATTTTTAAACGCATTTCATTGAGGGAGCGTTGCTTTAAATCTTCTTCTTCTTTTATGCCCTCTAATTTTTCAGC